CGTCTGAGCGTAAAAACCGTTAAATCGGAAAGTAAAACAGTGTGCAATTGTATTGTGATACAATTTAATGAGTGATATCAATAGGTTAGCTAACCGAAACCCACCGCTCAATACCCGCGGCACCCCCAGCCAGGATAACTAAGCCCCCTCGACCACACGCAACCATGACCGTCTAATGATGTCGTTCAGATTCACTAGTGATATCAGTGTGTTAGCCCGCCTCAATCTGAGAAGCCCCAAAACCCTACGCCTCAATCTGAGAAGCCCCAAAACCCTACGCCTCAATCTGAGAAGCCCCAAAACCCTACGCCTCAATCTGAGAAGCCCCAAAACCATACGTTTCAATCTGAGATGCCCCAAAACCATACGTTTCAATCTGAGACGCCCCAAAACCATACGCCCCAAAACCCTACGTTTCAATCTGAGACGCCCCAAAACCCTACGTTTCAATCTGAGAATTCCCAAAACCGAACGTTTCAATCTGAGACGCCCCAAAACCGAACGTTTTATTCTGAGACGGTCCGCGCGTAGCCGACATCGTCGCCTTCATCGCCATGGGATGCAGGTTCGTGAATTTTTTGGCAAAATATCAAATAATTCCGCAGCTAGGGGAGTTTACCAGTGATTCCGCACACTTAGCCTACCCGCGCGCGCGTGCTACAATAAAGTACGAAACGCAGCTAGTAACCGCTGCCTAGGAGCACTTCTTGCCACCACGAAAAAAGAACCGAAGCGGCGAGTATGCAGAGCGCAGAAGAGAGCGCCTGGCTAACAAACTCTCGGCGCTAGAGGACTATCACGCAACAGTCCCAGCTAGTTTACGGCGCATGCTTGAGAACAAGGCCAAGCCAGAGGACATCCTTGAGTTTGCTGCGAGCCTCGCTGCCGCGCGCCTTGTCACCGAAGTGGGCAGTACGCACGCACCGACTGCAATGGACGCAGCCAAGCAGATCTTAGACCGCACACAGGGCAAGGCTGTCGAACGCATCGCTCAGGTGCACAAGTTTGAAGGCTTACCTGAGGACCAATTGGACTCACTGATTAAGAGCAGAGCAATTGAAGCTGGGCTCATCGGCAAGCCTCAAAGTGATGATGATGTCGAAGCCTAGATTTCCGAAGTCTACAAAGATCAGCGGCACCAAGTGGAGAGTCGTCCCGCGTAGACAGGTCGTACTTGAAGGCGAGGAAGTAGAAGGCGCCTGCCACTTTGATCATCACATGATTGAGATTACGGTTGAGAGTGAGTGTGAGTACACGATCCTTAGAAACTTCTGGCACGAGCTCATGCACGGAATATTTTACGAGGCAGGTGTCGAGCTAGAGGGTAACGTCGAGCACGCGCTTATTAATAACATCGAGAAGTATCTAGCTACGAATGTCGACTTTAGGCAGCGGCCAAGGAAGCCAAAGAAGAGAGCGGCGATGAAACAAGAGCTGGTGCAGCCACCACTAAAGAAAAAGAAGCGCCGTGGAGCTAAGTAAGCTTACTAAGAAACAGAAGCTTGAACTGCTAGACGCGCTCGAAGCTAAGAAGACGCGCGCAACTACTACCGAGTCGTTTTTACCTAACGCAGGCCAGGTGACAGTGCTCACTTCTAGAAAGAAGGTGCGCGTAGTCTTCTCTGGTAACGGTGCCGGTAAGACTGCGATGGGCGTACAGGAAGCCTTAGCTGCAGCCGATGGCTATAACCCGTGGACCAAAGAGTACACGCAGGTACCTGCGCGCGTGGCTGTTGTATTAGACAGACCAGAGAAGGTTGATCAGGTTTGGCTGCCGGAGCTTCGAAAGTGGCGGACGTTTAAGGCAGAACAATTTCATAAGCACGGGAAGCCATATATATCGCGCATTACTTTTCAGAACGGGTCCGAGCTCATCTTTCTATTCCATGAGATGGAAGCACTAGCGGTTGAGTCGTTAGAGGTCGACTTCGTTGTGTTTGATGAACCGCCTCCACGCTTCATGTACATCGGACTTCGTCGAGGTGGTCGAAAGAAGCACACTAGCGCGCGCTACCTGTTAATCGGCACGCCAATATCAGCTACATGGATGAGAACCGAGATTTATGAACCGTGGACGCGCGGCGAGCTTACAGATCACGAATGCTTTAGATTCGGGACGATAGTGAACGAAGCCAACCTAGCTGACGGTTATATCAAGGATTTCTCTAGAATTCTTTCAGCGAAGGAAAGGCTAATCCGTTTAGAGGGTGCGTTCAGCGACCTTGATGGCTTAGGCCTCGCGCACTTATTTCACAGAGACACGCACCTGATTCCAGCTGACAAGTTTCGCTGGCCCAGCCAGTGGCCTGTTGTCATCGCTATCGACGTAGCCATGGCTAAGCCGCACGTAGCGCTCATGCTTGGCATCAATCAAGACAACCAGCTCATCGCGCTCAAAGAGATGTCACTGAAGGCCACGGCCCCACAATTCTCGCCAGTATTTCAGAAGTGGTGCGAGGGGTACAACGTAGTGGACATCGTCGTAGACAGCTTAGGCTCATCAGACTTGTCAGGCGGCGATGGGCCACTAAGTTTCATTGCGAGCCTTCAGAAGCACGGCGTCCGCTGCCGCGCTACCAACTATTCAGAGAAGTCAGACGAGAGCTGGATCTCCATGATAAGGGAATGCCTAGCCATACCAGAAGAAGCAGACAACTACGGCGATCGAGAGCCGCGACTTAAAGTGGTCTCAACCTGTATTGGCCTCATCAGCGACATAGAGACAGTCGCATGGCAGCGCCATCGCACTGAAGATCTATTAAAGCCTAAGCTTGATATTAGTAAGAAGGATTACTTGGCGGCCCTGAAGTACTGCCTAGCTGCACAGCCGCATTTTACTACGGGAAGCGATAAAGTGATCAGAGGCAAGGGCAAGGCTGGCCTTCGCAACTCAGATCGAACCTTTCGACGCAGCTAGTATGTTAAAATGACTTTAGTATCAGCGCCCGAGATGGGCAAGGACGTGCCATGGGTACAATGAGAGATGAAGATGTCGAAGTCGTCCAAGATGGCCGCGCCAGCACTTTAGGTGACACAGCTACAGGATTAGATGGGAAAGAAGTTGCTGTAAAAGTTCCGCTTCGGGAGCAGGTCGTACAGAAGCTTTACGATAAGCTCAATGATCAGAAGCAGGGCCAAAAGACACTCGATCTTTGGAACATTGGAAACAGTGAGCGCAGCGAGTGGCTTACTAAACAGCAGAGTCTATTGCAAACTTTTGACGAGTTTGTAAATCCAATTTACGACGCTACTAACGACTGGTCGTCAACGCTTCACCTGCCAACTGTTTACACGGCTTGCAAAACCATGCACGCACGGTTCCTAGCTGCGTTGTTAGGTGTTGACCCACCCTTTAACGTGAAGGCGCGCCAGTCAGCTAACGTTGACCGCGCTGCTTTAGTACAGGAATTACTTCGCTACACGTTCGCTTCCTGGATGAACGAGAACAAGGGTGTCGAGAAAGAAGTTGATAGCTGGCTCTGGCGCTGGGTAACAGCTGGCTCTTCAATCTTAAAGGCCCGCTGGCACCGCCGATTTGTGCGCTACGTTGACGTGATCGAGGAGCAAGTCGTTACAGGAGTACTCAACCAACCTGACCCATCAGGCAGCGGCGCTCTCATAGCAGTTCCACAGTATGAAATGATGGAGCGTGAAGAAGAGATTACTCAAGAATGCTTCAACGGTCCAATGCTTGAATCAATTCCTATTGAAGACGTGCTCCTTATTGGTGGTAATGGTGACCCGCAGGCAGCCGATGATATTATTCAAACGTATCACTTAACGGGCTCTGATCTTTGGACGCTTGTTGACCAAGGCGTATTCAATAAGAAGGCTGTCGAGAAGACTATTGCTTCGGGTGAAGATCACATGATGGTCGAGCAGGTGCACCAAATCAAGGCTCAGATGGCGATGTCATCAGGCACGGGCCAAATTGATTCTTCTGTTGATTCTAGAAAGTACCAGATTCTCGAACGCTATGCACGGATCGACGTAGACGGCAGCGGGATATCTAGCGAAATCATCCTTTGGGTACACGCAGCTACTGGGGAACTTTTACGTGCAACCTACCTCCACCGCGTCATGCGTGCAGGACTTCGCCCATTCTTTAAGATCGACTTCCATCAGCGAGAAGGTCAGGACTACGGCGTCGGCCTTCCTGAGCTCATGTACTCAGTCGCGCGCGAGATTGATGCGATTCACAACATGCGTATGGACTTCGGCCTTATCTCAAGTATTCCATTCGGCTTCTACAGGGCTACCAGCTCTCTAAAAGATGAGAGATTTCCTTTAGAACCTGGCGCCATGATTCCACTTAACGACCCACAAAACGATGTGTACTTTCCACAGATAGGCCAGCGCTCAGGCTTTCTTCAGAACGAAGAGCTCATGCTGTACCAAACACAAGAGCGTATGACGTCGATTAGTGATCTTAGTCTTGGCGTCATCGGTGGGCAAGGTGCCGCGCGTACAGCTACGGGCGCACGAGCTCTGCTTGGTGAGAGTAATGCAAACCTTGACGTCTACTTACGTCGTATGAATAGGGGCTGGCGCAGTGCTTTACAGTATACTTTTAAGCTTTTACAGGAACGTCTGCCAGCAGGCTTTCAGTTTCGTATTCTTGGTGATGATGGCTCCCAGTTTTGGGAAACAGTTAGAACCAAAGCCGAAATTAGCGGTGATTACGATTTCGAGCTTGAGGCTAACTCAGCTAACTCTAATAAAGCGATCTCGATAGAGCAGGCGAACAACACGTTTGCTACTGTCATGAACCCACTGCTCATTCAGCTTGGTATCGTAACCCCAATAGAGATTTACAACGCGCTTAAAGATAAGCTCAAGAGCGAAGGCGTTAAGGACTTCTCGAAGTACGCGCGTAAGCCACAAGGACAGACGCGACTCTATACACCAGAGGAAATTGCTAACGGTACACTAGCTGGGATTGAGATTCAGTTAGGCCCGGAGCAAGATCTTCAAGGCTTCCTTGATTACTTCAATCACATCGTAGATAGCGATGAGCTCTTAGGTCAGTTTAGTAATGAGCAGACTATTAAGCTAGCAAAAAAAGCACAAGAAGCAGCAGCTATGCTCCAAGCTTTACAGCAGCAGCAAGCGCAGCAAGCTAACCAACAGCAGATGCAGATGAACGCGTCTATGGCTAGCTCGCCGACTGGCGCAAGTGCTGGCCAGGCAGCCGCAGCGCCACAAGATACAGGCGGTGGAGCACAGTGAACAACATAACGACAATGCAATTAACTAAAAAAGCCTCGCTCTCTTTGGACGAAGCAGACCTTGTACAGGAGCTACTCGCTTCGCGTGACGCTTATAAGTCATACTTAAAAGTAGTCCGAAAAATGGTCGAGAACATGGAGAGCGAGGTTGTTTCAATGTCAAGCGGCCAAGGAGCAGAGGCTTTGTTCTACGCAAAGTTAAGAGCTGAGGGAGCTCGCAAGCTCTATCGTGAGCTCGAGGATTTAGGCGCTAAAAAGGCGTGATATACTATTAGTAACCTACTAATAATAGTAGGAAAAATCGGTTAGTCGCGTAACGACTGGAGAGACTAGTATGCCACCAGAAGAAGAAGTACAGGAAAGTGCTTTGGATGCCTCAGGTAATGAGGCTAACGAGGAAGCTACCCCAAAAGAAGATCTCATTAAGAACATGAAGGCAGAGTTCGCTAGGAAGACTAGCAACATCGAAGCCCAGCAGGCCGAGACACAGCGCCAGCTGCAGGAAATCCTGGAACAGGTGCAGAAGTCGATGCAGCCAGCTAAAGAGCCAAAGAAATCGGCTCGTGAGCTGGTGTTCGATGACCCTGAAGAGTTTGTTAGAAGCACCGTTGAGAGAGCGGCAATTGAAGCCGACGAGCGTGTAACAAAGAAGTTCGAAGCTTCCCAGGCCATGCAGAATGCTGTTAGTTCACTTTCACAACAGTATCCAGAATTCTCACAAGACGGTAGCGAGGCAACAGCCCTAGCAGTCCAGAAAGCAGCCAAGCTTCCAGCTAAACTTAAGGGAACAGCTGAAGGTGCACGACTTGTCATGCTGGAAACAGCAGCCGAGCTAGGCCTCGTCATGAGCAGTCGTCGTAAGAAGGCTTCAGATGACAGTGAACCCGTAGCTGGCAGCCGTAACACGGCCACCTCGACAGCTAAAAAAGCGCCGCAAGGCAAGGTTGACGAAAAAACGCGCGCCTTTGCAGAGCTGATTGGCCTTGATTTCTCTGACCCTAAGCAAGTTGCTGCCTTAGAAAAATCCTCACAACGGAAGAATTGGAGTTCATATGAGTAAACCAATGAAGAATGGTAAATTGCCCGCGTCATCTCGCGCTTTAATCGACGACTTGACCCTTTTTGCTGAGCAGTCGGCTTTTGACGTTGATCCAGCTATCAAAAAGGACCTGGAAGCTAAGGGGAAGACACTTCGATGGATTAATGCCACTGAATTCACTAAATCAGGCGGCTTTAACGGTAAAGGCTGGTCTCCGGTTAGAGTTGCCGACATCGAATCCAAGGTCCTAGCAGGGTCCTCAATGGGCTATGGCTCTACAGCAGAAGGTTTCATTATTCGTAAGGATATGATGCTAGCTCAGCGGCCAAAAGAGACGACCGACAAGCACGAGCGCCTTCTTAGCGCAAGGGCGCGCCTGGCATCAGGCAAGAGCAAGCAAAATGCCGACCAGATCAGGGATGGCCTTGGCAAGTACGGCAATGTTATCGAGGGCTACGAGGAAAACGGCGACGAGTAACCGCGCAAAGCCCTTAACCGGGCTTCTGCAGTTAGTAAGATATAATCAGGGTAGGCCAAGGATGGCCGCAATTTTATAATAGCCATGGAGGGCTTTTTTAATGGCAAATTCGGATATGATAGTAGGCGCTCGGCCATACGGACGCATCAAAGAGATGAATTCGTATAAAGCAGAGAGCGCGATTTACAAAGGTGACTTCGTTAAGAAGAACAGTGCAGGAACAATTGAGCGGGCAGCAGCCACCAACGCATGTGTCGGCGTAGCAATGTCGAATGCAGCAGCGGCTGAACAGTGCCTCGTGGCTGATCACCCTGATCAGGTGTTTGTTGTTCAGTGTGCAGCTGCTGAAGTTGACGCTCAGACCGACATCGGTTTGAACGCCGACATCGTAGTCGGCACAGCAAACACTACCTACAAGCGCTCAGCAATGGAGCTCGATGGAACTACGTTGGGCACAACTAGCTCACTCGTTCTTCGACTCTTGGCTATCGAACCAGCTGTAGACAACGCACTCGGCGCAAATGTTAAGTGCATCGTGAAGATCAACCAACATCAGAACGCTAATGTAGTGGCAGGGGTATAAGACATGTCAATGATTTTACGCAATAACTATAGTGATCTCTTCGGTACGTCGGCGCTCCCGGCGTTAGAAGCGATCTTCAAGCACAACCTTAGCCTTCACCCTATGATACGTGAGAAGCTCTTTAAAACAGAGAACATCACTGGCGATCTTTGGCAGTCATCTGAACTTGGTGACCTTCAGAACTTCTCAGCAGTAGACGAAGGAACTGATTACCAGTTCGTTTCGCCTCGTGCAGGAGCCCCGAAGAGCTTCCGACCTGTGAAGTACGGACTCGGTTTTCAGATTTCTCGTGAAGCGGTTGACGACGGTAAGTTCTCGATGGTTGCTGACCAGATGAAGGCGTTAGCTGAATCTGCGATCGATTCTCAAGAACAAGCAGCTATGGACATCTTCAATAACGGCTTTGTGACTACTTACAATACTGGCCGCGATGCCCTGGCTCTCTTTTCGACAGCTCACACAGTCCCGTCAGGCTTGACGTTCCGTAACCGTGCATCTACTCACGCTGACCTTTCAGTATCGTCACTCGACGCCGCTCTCGTTGATTTTGAGACGCAGCAGATTCGTGACTCTGGAAAAATCGTGAACATGCGCCCGCGTGTTTTGCTGGTTCCACCTGCAAGCCGCCGCTATGCTCAAGAACTTATAGGCTCTGATCTCAAAGCAGACACTGCTAATAACAACATGAATTCGCTCAAAGGCGAAGGTCTTATTGTTATGTCTAGCGCACGTCTGACTGACACAGATGCTTGGTTCTTGCTCGCAGCTCCGGAGAAGACAGGTCTTAAGCTCATCAAGCGATCGGGTATCGAGACCTCTTCTAAAGAAGAGTTTGACAACGACACTATCAAGTATAAGTCGCGTTATCGCGAAGTAATTGGATTCGATGACGCTTATGGCGTTTGGGGTTCTGCAGGTATCTAAGGTTTTTCGGTGTGCAGGTAGCGCGGTTAACGCTGCCTACCTGCAGACCAGTTAGTTAACTTAACTTTTAAGGACTCTTTAAAATGGGTACAACAAATTTTTCAGATCTAGCGTCAGAAGCAGGCGTAAGCGCGGCAACAGTAGCTGCAACGACTTCGGCGACAATCGGTGGCGGCACAGCAATTACGAAGATCGTAAGAGGCACGGTAGCCGTAGACCCGTTATCTTTGGATACTGTTACTGCAGCTGACCTCGCAGTCACCATCACAGGTGCGGCAGTAGGCGATGCAGTTATCTTGAACCCTGCTGCAGCTGGCCTCACGGCAGGTTTGTTTGCAACTGATGTTTGGGTTTCGGCTACAGACACAGTAAAGATTCGTTTTTACAACGGATCTGGCGGAACAATAAACGAAGCCTCAGCTCTTTGGAACTACACACTTATTCGTTCTTAAGGCGGGCTAGATGGCTAACACACAATCAGGAAGCGTAATCTTCGTAGATACGACTGCCTACACAGGTGTAGGTAAGGCCTATATCTGCGCTATTAAATATATTGGCGCATCAAGCGGTACAGCGACGATTAAAGATGGCGGTGCAAACGGCAATGTTGTCTGGGAAGAGTTAGGCGCTTCCAACATCTTTAATCAAGTAGAGATGACAATTACTGATCTTTACGTCACCCTCGCAAACAGCGCCAAGGTTTACATTTATCTTCGTGGAGAGTGATCCATGGCAGTGCAGTTATTTACATTGCCTGCAGGACAAGATAAGCCAAAAACTAAGAAACGGTTTTTACCTGTAACCTATTTTTGGCGTAGAGCCGCGTTTACACTCCTATTCATCTCACTGTTTCAAGGAGCTGTAATATGGCAAATGCTACGGTAGGTAACTCCCATTACGTCGATTCAACTGGTGACGTCACGACTAAGGCAACTACGGTTTATTACATCGTGCTTACGGCTACCACAGCTAACAGCATTTTGGTGCTATCTGACATCCTATCGTCCGTAAAGAAGATTGAGCTACGTGCCGCTACTAGCGGAGAGTCTCGAATATTCGATTTTTCAGCAAACCCACTTTTTTTTCCCAACGGCGTTGAGGCAACTACGGTCACAAACGGCAATGCCACGCTGGTGATATAATAGTATCTGTATAGCCAAGGAGGGCTAGTAATATGGCAGTATTTGACTTAGTGACCTTCCTGGATATACAGCAAGCGGTCGCAGAAGAACTTAAGCTACCCACCACTGATACTGTTGAAATGCAGCGCATCCAGCGCGACATTAACATGGTCTATATTAACAAGGTAGCACCAGCTAAGCGCTGGCCTTGGCTTCGTGGCAACGTCAACAAAGAGTTTAAGCCTTACTTGGCAAATGGCACTGTTGCGTGCACGCCCGATTCTACTACAATCACATTCAGCGTAGCACCTACGACTAGTAAGACAGGCTACCTGTTCGCCATTGATTCGTTCAGTGAAATCTACCTCATCTCTGCACACACGGCCAGCTCGGTAACTGCTACACTCTCGACACCGTTTACAGGCACGCTGCAAACTGCAGCGGCCTACAAAGTATGGACAGACACAGTCGTGCTTCCGACCGACTGCCGAGAAACGATTGAGGTTTACCATTCATTCTTTCGGCAGCCAATGGAAGGTATCGGTCTTCAGGAGTTTCGCCGACGCGTAACTGAAGGTGCGTTTTCCACAGGCCGCCCAGAGATTTATTCTACTTACGACTACGTCGGTGATGTTGATTCAACTCGTTACCGAGTGATGAAGGTGCATCCATCGCTATACTCTACGTCGACTACACTAACGATAGATTACGTCAGTGAGATTTCACCACTTGAATTAGACGCCGATGAGCCAGTTATGCCAGTTGAAGATCGCTCTGTGCTTGTTTATGGCGCGCTCGAGCGCTCGTGGAAGCGACTGCGAAACCAGGAAGCGGGCGAGCAGAGTAAGCGTGATTTCGAGGAGAAGCTCGCCTCTATGTGCGGTCGAATAGAAGACTCACAAGATCAGGCGCAGATTACGCCAGCTTCACAGTATCTAGCTAAAAAACGTGGCCGCTCAATCAGTAAGTCAGTGTCGGCAACAGGCAGCGGTGCCGGAAGCTACACCTCGCCTAGTTACCTAGCCAATCCAGTCATTAATGGAGCTAGTATTACAGGTAATGTAACTGTAAGCGCTGGTATAACAATAGATGGTATAGACATCTCCGCACTGAGCTCCGACCTTTCAGCACACATTGCAGACACATCAGCCGCGCACGCTGCAAGCGCAGTGAGCTTCTTTCCTACAGGAACTATTGCAGCAACTGATGTTCAGGCAGCCATAGCTGAGGTCTCCTCTGATGTTACAGCACTTGGAGCACTTCAGAGCTCTCACTTATTTGTCGGTAACGCCAGTAACGCGGCAGCAGACGTCGCGGTAACAGGTGACATAGCTATCACAAATGCAGGTGTTACTAGCATTGCTACAGGTGTAATCGTAAATGCAGACGTGAATGCGTCGGCAGCTATTGCACTTAGTAAGCTAGCTGCTACCACAGTTTCGCGAGCACTTGTCAGTGATGGTAGTGGTGTAGTGTCGCCTGCGACTACTACAGCCACAGAGATTGGCTATGTAAACGGCGTTACTTCAGCGATACAGACACAGCTAAATTTAAAAGCTCCGTTAGCATCACCTACGTTTACTGGAACAGTAACTACACCAGTCACAGCATCGCGAGCGGTCGTAACTGGCGTATCTAATGAGTTAGCTGCTTCTGCTACTACAGCTACAGAGATTGGTTATGTAAGCGGATTAACTTCAAGCGCACAGACACAGCTTGATGCTAAAATAGCTAAGTCAACCGCTACAACAAAAGGCGATCTTTTAGTTGCTACAGCAGCATCAACGATTGCTAGACAAGGTGTTGGCACTGACGGTTTTGTCCTAGTTGCTGACAGCACACTAGCTAACGGCCTTAAATGGGCAGCAGGGGTAACTGCTCCCGTAACAATAGCAAACGGCGGAACTAATAACGATAGTTTGGCTGTTACTGGTGGGGGCGTTCTCTATACTGATAGCACAAAAGTTATGAACACGGGAGTAGGCACAGCAACTTACGCCCTTGTTTCAAACGCTGGAAGCGCTCCGAGTTTTAATAACATCGGTGCGGCCTTAAGTATTACAGTTTCAGATACTACTGGCAGTCCGACAGAGCGCGCCCTATCGACAATCACTGCTGGTGGATATGGTAATATGACGGGCGCTAGTTTGACAATACCTTCTACCGGCACCTACCAGCTTGATGCATACTTTCAACTCCAAGCGGGCACCGGCACTGGTGTACTTCTGTACAATAACACAGGCATATATGCGGCAAACGGAAATGATACAGGAACAGTGCCTACAGCGCTATCTACGCTCGGAACAGTGCTGACCGCAGCGACTTTCGGGCAGGTTAGTGGGTCAGTGCCCTGTTCTGCTGCTACAGGCGCCGGTAACTCTATACATTTAACTTGTTTCATGACGTTTACCAGCGCATCAGCAATCTACGCTGTGCCCCGTACTGATTTCGGTGCATCGGGAACTTCCAAGGTAAACTGCTACTTAACTGCTAGAAAGCTTTACGTGCCGTAATGTTATTTAAAACTGCTATTAGGGTTCAGTAAATGAGATTTGATCAGCTAGGTTTACTAATAACTAACGAACAGGCACCGGGCTGCTACGGCGACTCGTGCGCTGAATCGTCACGCCTGCAAGTGCTCATAGGTCCCACAGTAACCGACAGCGCGCACTTTCGCACAGCCGCTGGCTACTTACGTCACCCACTAAGCCCGTGGCGCGAGGACGACTTCTCAGGCGACCAAGCTCTACCATTCCTACTCGCTTGCGAACTTTATAAACCAGAGATTCTCTCTGAAGCCCGTACGCGCCTTCACTGGAACACTGGCTCACATATCAGCTCACTAGGCGTCATGGCAGCTAGCTGGCAAGCTTGGCGGCTGTTAAACCTAATTACCTGCCTAC